ACAACGTCAAAGCCGTGATCACCAAGCTTCGAATCCAGGAGCTTGGCGGTCTCTACCAGGAAAACGACGTCAAGATCCTGTTGGACCCCGGCCAAATCGACGACAACTACGTCACCACCGGCGACTACTTCGAAGTCCCCTACGACGGTGGAACGCAAACGATGAAGGTAATCGACCCCACCACCTACCGAGGCGCCAACCCGGTCTTCTACGTCATCATTGCGAGGCCCCAGTAATGGCAAGACGCACAAGCTTCAAACTACCGGGCTTCACGACTTGGGTCGACAACATCAAAAACGAGGTAAGTAAAGCCGCAGCCGAGGAGATCGTCAATGATCTGCAGGTCTCTGGCCCGTACTGGTCAGGCGAGTTTGCTGATGCTTGGGTCATCAAGCAGGGCAAGACACGCGTAAATGCCACTGAAGAACCCAGCGGTCCAAGACGTTTAACTCCGGCTAGTTTTAATCCAAAGCCCGTTACGGCACCTCCCCCGAGCGGTCGGAAATCGGTGCAGTACACCATCGGAAACGAGATGGTGTACAGAGATATTGCGATGGACTTGGATCCCGAGCGCGTGCGCTGGAAAGGTGGCCAACCCCCAAACACCGCTCCCCAAGATTGGTATCGCACCTACGTCGAAGCGGGTGAATTACGCCAAACTTTGGAGAAAGCCACTAATCGTGTTGCCAAAAACCCCAAGATTCGGGGCTTTAAGGGTCCTAACACCTCGCCTAGCTAATGACCTACCAAGCAGTTCGCCGCTATTTCGAAGAGCCGATTGAAACCGCGCTCAGCGGCTTCAGCATTCCTATCCGCTACGAGAATCAGCTGGTGCCGGAAGGCGACGCCACGTCGGAATATGCCCTGGTTCGTCTCAATTTTGGGACCACCGCAGAGATTGCTATCGGCTGCGCCCTTGAGGATCTGCGTGCATCGCTGGTTGTTGAGGTGTATTTGGAAAAGGGCTACGGACCCGCACGCGCACAAAGCGTCGCCGACGATGTGATAACGGCGCTCTATGCGCTGAACGAGCGCCCAAAACAACGTGTTGACGGCGTGCTGGGTCGTGTAGATCCCATTACAGGCCCGGCATTTACTCCTTTAGTAGACCAACCTTATTTTGTAGTATCCATGAGTTGTGGTGTAGTAGCGAGCGTCGCGTAATCGCCATACACTCGTGTGAGTAGGGCTGTGCCCTCCGCCCCCAAATAACGCCCCCACGTTGTTTTTCGAGGTACTTCAATGCCTGTCGCATGTTCGACAAGCACGCTGACTGGTCAGGAGGGTTCGATTTATTTCCAACCCGCTGGCACCGAGTTCTGCCTGCTTGACTACACCGATTTTGCCGCTGGAACGAGCATCACCGTTCCTAGCAGCAACGACTTTCGGGTTGGTGACGCGGTCAAGTTCACCGAGGAGGGCACTGCCAACCTCGACTCTGCTTTGACTGCTGGCACGACCTACTACGTCGTCACCCGCTCCGCCACTGCCATTAGCGTATCTGCCACCTCCGGTGGTTCTGCCATCACCCTCAACGGTGACGGCGGCACTGGTTCTGCCGACACTGCTGGTGCAGCCAACCACATCAAAGTGGATATGGCTGATTTCCAAGTGGTCTGCCAGGTGCGTGAGTTTTCCGTGGAAATTACGCGCGAAGAACTGGACGTCACCACTCTTCCTTGCTCCACCGCCAGTGTTGGTAGCAAGTGGGCTTCTTTCCGTACCACCCAAGCAGGCTTTGCCTCTGGTACGGGCAGCATGACCGTCTATTTCACTGACGATCAAACCGCTCTTGCCAACCGTCTTCTGAGCAACGTGCTTCTGAAGAACCAGCAAGGCGCTGCTGTGAAGCTCTACGTCAACACCGTTTCTGACGGTGCTGGCGGTGTGGATGATGCCAACTCGCTTTACATCGAGTCGGAAGTCAGCCTGAACAGCATGAGTGTCAGCGTCAACCCTGACGACGCCACTTCTGCTGAACTGGCTTTCAGCATCGTCAACCCCACCAACATCTTCGGCAACGCCGTCGGCTGATAAAACCCCAAGGTTTTGGCCCCACTTCGGTGGGGCTTTTTTAATGCGCTATGCTTTTAATGTATTAGGAGTTTTATGGCTTCGGGACGTCTAATCGACCGTTTGGTCAAGAGTGCACGGCTTGATCCTGTACTCAAAACTGTCGAGCTTTCGACTGGCGACATCGTGGAGATGTACGTCAAGCCTCTGACTGCCGCTGAGCGCGACCGGGCCAAAAAGGACGCCCGCTCCGAGGATCCCACCGCCTTTGCCCTCCAACTGCTGGTGCGTAAGGCATTGGACGAGAACGGCACGCCTCTGTTCAGCGCCGGCGACATCCCGACTTTGAAAAACGAGATTCGTGACGCCGACTTGCAGGCCCTGATGCTTGCGGTAATCGGTGTTGACGAGGAAGAGCCCCTCGACATGAAAAGAGGCAGCTAGGGAGCTAGCCAAAGACAACTGGCTTTTGCTCTGCCTCGGCGTCGCTAAGGAGCTTGGCTACACGCTCCACCGCCTGCTCAACGAGGTGACCGAAGACGAGATCGTTCTGTGGTCTCTGTACTTCGGCTACCTCAACAGCGAGCAAGACAAGGCAATGAAGAAAGCCCAACGCCGCCGCTAAGGCGGCTTTTTCATGCCACCTAGACTGGCTGGAACGGTAGTAGCGCAGGACCTTGGCCGAGTTTCCCGCCGTTATTGGGCTGAAAGTCGAATCGTCTCAGGTCGAGCGAGCCATCGGTCGAGTAGAGCAGCGCCTCGACAGGCTTCGTAAACTAGCCGAAGAGGTACGAGTAGGCGGCGGCTCCGCAGGGGGTTCCCAAAAACTTCTGCCCCCCGCCACGGAAACCGCGTTTCAACGCCTAAACAAGAACACAAAGGATCTACAGAAGCGCCTTGAGAAATTAGGATCAGTCGGCGCGTTCGCGGGTTTTACGGCACTTGGCGAAGCCGTAAACGTGCTGGGCCGAAACCTTGAAGGCGCAACAATACAAATCCAGCGCTTTGGACAAACCTTTGAGTTTGCCAACGCACCAGCGCAGCAGCTAGGCGCAGCTCTTCATCAGCTGACTGCTCCGCTGGACGGGATCGTCAATTTGATGCAGTCTCTGACTCCTGCTACGCAAGCGGGTGCCGTAGCCGTCGGAGCGCTTAGTGCTGCTTACCTGGCCTTTAAGCCGCAAATCGACGGCGTAGTCGAAAACATAAAAGGATTTACAAAAGATTTAGCTGATCAAGTTCTCGGTACTGAGCAAGCTGTAAGAACAACTAGGGAGTATAGGGCTGCTCTATATCCAGTAACGGACACATTAAAGAATTTAGCTAACCGTGAGCGTGCTGCACAAAAGGCTCTTAACGCCACTAATAGCACCAGTGAAGCTGCAGCGCAGATTAGAACAACGCTTGTAAGCATTACCAAGCGACTCAACGACGAGCAAGAACGTCAGAACGTGCTGCTGGCGCAGGCAACTCGTGAGCAGCGTGTGTTTAACGACCAGGCAAGGGTCACAACAAACCTAGCCCGCAGCGCCGCCAGCCGGGCTGGGACGGGCTTTACAGCGTTCAGCCAGCGTGCCGACGAGATTATTCCTGGTCTCGACCAGACCGCAATCGACAAATCAATTCGGCGTCAGCGCGAGAAGATAGCCAAGGCGTTCCGTGACATGCCTGCTATGCAGGCACCGCTAATGCTGCCCAGCAGCGAGATGCTTAACGCCTCAGGTCGCGGCATCAAACAGCTGAGTTCGTACTACGGCGATCTAAGCACCAAGATAGATGAAGGTGTTCAGAAGGGACGGGCGTTTACAGATCAATTAAATGCGCAGGCCGCCAAGGCCCAGACGCTTCCTCCAATCTTTACTCAGTTTGAAACCGCAATAAAAAATACGGCTGCAGCGATTAAGCCGGCGGAACAAATCCAACAATCGTGGGCCCAAGCGCTCCAGCAGGGGGCAATGTGGAGCAAGCAAAACGTCGCACTGGACAAGGAAGCACTTGCTCTTGCAGACAAAGAGGTTCTTGCCGAGCGTGAAATTACATTCGAAAAACGTCTTCAAGCAAGGCTTGATAAGAACGCACTTGAGGCTACGAAGAAGCGCGCTGCCCTTAGAAAGTCCATCGGCGGGCGCGTCAGTAGTGCAGCGATTGGCGGTGCCTTCCCTCTGCTATTCGGCCAAAGCGGCCTTGCTGCCGCAGGTGGTGCGATTGGCGGTTTACTCGGCGGAGCAGGCGGGGGCTTCGCTGGTTCGTTGGTTGGCACGCTTATCGGTGACCTAATCAATACCCGCCAGCAGATTGAAGAGCTCGGCAAGGAAATGGGTCTTGGCGCAGATGGTGCCAAGTTGCTCGGGGAGGCTTTCCGTCAGGCTGGAGCGGATGCAGATAAGTTCCAAGCATCAGTACAAAACATCCGTGGTGTTGGCTTTGCCAGCGAAGATGAACTAAACGTTATACGGCTTGCGTCAAAACTTACAGAAGACTACGGAGGCAAGATAGACAAAGTATCTCAGGCTTACGCAAAGATTGCTACTACTGGTAAAGCAGGGCTCTCTGATGTCAACAGTTTCGCAGCTCAAGGCATCCCTGTTCTTCAGCAGCTTGAAAAGAACCTCGGACTCAACCGTAGTCAGCTCCTCAAGTTCATTAAGGACGGGAAGCTAACAGCTCAGGAGCTTTCTAATGCGCTTGTTCAAATTGCTAACAAGAGCCGCGAAGAAGCTGCAAAAACATACACTCCTTGGGATAAAGCGTGGAAAGACATCGGCGCTACGACCAGTCGAGTACTGAAGTTTATTAAGACTCTACTTAAGCCTCTTGTTGATGATGTGGCGCGTGTCGCAACGCGAATTGCTGAAATTTTTGCCGAGCTTTACAAGTATTTAGTCGATGCAGCGATCAAGGCTGCTCAGGGTATTGCTAACGCTCTTGCAGGGATAGCAGACGACTTTGCTGGCGTCCTTAGGGGCATCGGCAGTAGCCCCATCACTGGGATACTTCTAGGAGGGGATGCAGGGGAAGGTTTCCTTCAAGATGCTAAGCGTGCGACCGCGATTGCTCAAAAGTTACGCAAAGGCGCAAATGACCTTCAATCAGCTTTAGAGCCTGCTGCTCCACCAAAGATCGGGGGAATTACTCTGCCTGGTCTTCAAGACACCGAAAAAGGCGGCGGCGGCGGTAAAGGTCGGGAGTCGCGCATCCTACAACTCCAAGAAGAGCTTCGCCTCGCTCAACAGCTTGCAGGCATCAGAGACAAGATCCGTGCTGCTGAATTTGATGAAGACAGAGCTACCCAGATCAGACTTCAGGGCGAAGCCCGCCGCGCCGAGATTGCATCTGAAATTAATCAGGTAAAGCTTAGCGACGTTCCAGTAGCCGAAAAAGTACTTCAAATTTCTAAGCTTGAATTACAAGCCCGAGAAAGTCAAAAAGACACAACACAGGAACTCGCACAGCTGGAACGTGACAGGCAACGCAATTTCCAAAACACTATTGATGCATTAAACCTTGAGCTGGCTTCTGCTAACGCCATTACTCGCGCCGAGCGTGACCGGCTCGAAATCGAAAAAGAGCGTCTTGCTTTGCGCGACAACAAGGATTTGACGCAGGACCAAAAAGACCAAATTATTGCGGCTAAAAAGGCACTTCTTGACGCGCAAGCCCCGCTAAAGGCATATAGAACCGAGCTGGAGCGCAGCTTAACGGACACTGAAGCTCAGATTGTCCGCATGGCGCAGACCATCGAGACTGAACTAGGCAGCGCAATGTCCAGCGCCATCACCGGCGTTATCAGCGGAACGCAAACAGTCGAACAGGCCATGGCCTCGATGTTTGAAAACATTGGCAAGGCGTTCGTCGACATGGCAACCCAGATGATTGCCAAGGCGCTAATTATGAAAGTGCTGGGCATCTTTACTGGCGGCGGTGGTAGTGGTACAGGCAGCAGTCAAAATTTCCAGCCTTCAAACATTGGCGACAACTACGGCAGCCTGATGGGTTATGCCGATGGTGGTGTTCCTCCTGTAGGCCAACCAAGCATTGTTGGTGAGCGAGGCCCTGAGTTGTTCGTGCCGG